CGCAGGTGCATTTGTCCCAGCAGCATAACCAGCAGCTGTTGCAGCACACTCATTAGCGATTACAGTTGAACCAACTTTAAGGTCAACAGTAGATGACGCAGTAGTTGATACAGTAGTAACATCAATGAATGCTTTTGTAACATACGAGTTATCCGGCAAGTTTGCAAGTGTTGTACCAGCTAAGATATCAGCTTCTGCGATATCAGCAACGAATACAGACACACCTTTCTTCTGGTTAAAACCTTCAGTTCTAGTAGATACAGCCATTTAAGACTCCTTTTCTTTATCTACCCACGGATTAACCGTGAGCAACGTCCACTGCGATTACACCGAAGTCTAATCCAGAGATTTTAGCTTGTTTGTAAACACCGCCACCTTCTAGTGTAAGGTTAGTTTTCTTAACCTCTGTCCAGAACTCAACCGCAGACTGAGAAGTGATAGCGAAGTCTTCAGACTCTTGGAACTTGTAATCAGGCATCTTACCAAACGCAGTCTGGATAGCACCTTGACCAAGGATAAGTCCACGTGATACAACCTTAGTTGCAGTGGCAGAATCTGTTTCGTAAGCAGTTTGACCTTCCCATGCATTAAGTACAGTACCGTTTGCAAGAGTAGTTGAATACTTACGTAGACCAGCAATCTCAACTTCAGAATCATCAAGTGTAAAGTCACCTGTTCCTTCAGTATAACCAAAGAAGTCAGAAGCTTCAACGATCACAAGACGTCCGATTTTACCGATAACACCTGATAGTGAGCGGTTGTTGTTACCACGTACATCAGCATTGATAACAATAGTTTGGTAACCTGAAGATGCTTTCAATAGTCCAGCCATGTAGCTGTCTACAACGAATAGCCATACAGCTTCACCGTTTTCAAGGCGGAATGGTTCAAGTGGTGCACGACGTGCAGCGGCAGTACCAGTGTTAGCAGCACCTGTAGCAGATGGAGCAACAAACCCTTTACCAGTTTTCAATGCAGTCTCAATGTCCAACAGAGTGTTGTACGTGAAAGTAGCAGCTGTTAACTCATAGATATGTGATGGGTGGTTACCAAGTGCACCTTGTGCCTCATCAAAAATCATTTGATCTTTCCAGCGAATGAATAGATCAGCAAGCTTACCACGAGAATCAGAGTGTTCATTGATTGAAAGGTCACCGATGTTTACGCCTTCAAACTTATCCCCATTGTCTACAGGGATACGATAACGTTCAACAGTAATCTTGTCAGAGAACTTACGTTTGATCTCACCTTTACCGTATGCAGTATCTTTGCCTTTTACAGCTTTACCGCTGATCTTACCAGAGTAATCAAATACAACAGTATGACCGTCACTGGCACCTTCGTTGTTTACTTGGTAAACGATTGAATTACTTGAGTTACCAGTATACGGTCCCCAAAATGACTTAGAAGCTGCTTGAATAAGACCTTCTCGTAGCCACTTTTTACGTTCTAAATCAGAACCAATAGATACAGTTGCTGTTCCCATTGTCTTCTCCTGTTTTTAAGTTTAGTATAAGTCGTTCTTATAACTGTCCGTTAACGACTTAGCAGGTTTGATATCTTTAGAGTCAATTCCTCCAGCCATATCACCTAAGTTGGGTTGGTCTAAAGAACCTGGGTTCTCAACAACCTTCCCTGTATTTAAGTACTTGGAAACGTCTTCCAAGAACTCTTCGAAGGGTTGACCTTCTTCAAGCTTCTTCGTAAATCTTGGCGGTACATCCGTAGCGATTAACTCGGCAGTTATCGGTACTTCAGCCGATGCGTTGAATTCTTCCAAAACTTGTTGACGACGATTAAGCTCAAACTCACGTTTAGCAACCTCACTAGCTTCGCCCGTCAGCTCCGCTACCTTAGTTCTAGCTTCACTAATTTGCTGTTCTTCAAGTCTGTTGACTTCATTTCTCCAAGCCTCTGGGTCGCTATACTTAAGAGAATCAAGACGTTCTTGCTCCTCTGCTGGTAATTCGACCTTAGTACTTTTCGAAACTATATCAAGCAAAGCTTGCTTCTCAGCTTTCAGCGCCTTTAACTCTTGCTGTCCCTTAGTGTAAGCTGCCTGCGTATCTCGACGTCGCTGCTCAGCAATTTTAAGCTTTTCTTCCCATGTTGGTTCTTCTTGCTTTTCAACTGGAGCAGTGGGCTCTGGTTGAGTAGCAGTTGTATCTGGATTACTCATCTCTAGTCCTTTGATAATTAGATTACATTATTATTATACAGTAATAAATATTAAACTAACATTAAACCAGGAGACTTGTCTACACTGCAAATCCTGAAATTCTTCTTCTCTTTTTCTTGCCTGTTACGACTACTACGTTATCAGTTCTTGATTTCTTAACCTTATGGTAAGTTGTTCCTTGAGCTAAGTATCTTAATGCAGCAGCATAGTTAGAGTGGATATCGTGCACATCTTTATCTAAGAAGACACCTAATGTCTTGTCATACTTCTTGCGGTAGTTCTGGAGGCATAGTAATGTATTCTCACAGGTATCTGAAAACTCAGCTATATCTATGTACTGTCTTGCTGCCTCAATACTGTCCTGGAAACTTAACTTGTTCAATAGCTTGATACGTTTTATACCATTCCTACGGAACGTTTCAAGCCTTGTGCGCCCTGTTGATACGTCATTGGTGTTTGCATCATGGGGCATTATAAACGTGCCATAGTTACCATTATACGGCAATGACTTGAGAATGTTACAGTAGAACTCAATGTTCTCCTCACTGTTGTGATACTCATTAATAACCCGCGGTACTCCATCAATAACCTGTGCGAAGATCATAACGAACTCATCGTTCCACCCGATATCGAAACCGACGTCCACCGGGAATCTAGGGTCATACTGAACCTTCTTGATACGCCCGCTTGACCTAAGTCTTTGGTACTGACGCTTGAAGTACATTCCCTCAACTTGTGCTGCGAACGCCCTTTCGGGAGTTGCGGGATACTCTTGATCGAAGTCTTCACCAAGTTCCTCCATCTTCGCAGACAGCCAATATTTCTGAGGTAACGTTAGCTCTATACCTAACTCTTCGTGTAGCTCTGTGATATACTTCTCCGCCTCATGCGAGATCGGGTACTCATGGAATAGCTGACAGTCCGGATCTTCTACCCAGCTGAGGAATATCGGCTGGAAGTCTAGTGGAGTCAGTGGCTGAGTGCTGCCGGCTCTAGTTTCCGCCTTAGCCCACATCTCGTAGAATAGCCCGGTACGTCCCTCAGCTGTACTCTCGATAGTGATCTTATTCTCCACAGAGACGGCCTGGAACGCACCGGTCTTAAGCTCCTTCGCTTTGTCGGGATACTTCTTCGCAATCTTACCTAACTCTGAGACGTGAAGCCCTTGTAGTGTATCCCCACGGAAGTTACCTATCTTCAGTATCGAACCATTACTAAACGTCATACCCTTCGCATTGTTACTAACTAATCTTAGTTCTAGCAGCTCCTTGATCTCAGGGTCAAACTCATCCCACATAAGCTGTGCTCTCTTAGCTAGCTTATCCGCCTCGTCCTGTCCGTACGACTGGATACCAGCCTGGAAGCCGGGATGGAAGAGACAACTATCTAAGTAGTAAGCCAAGAACAGGGTTGATATACCTTGCTGGCGCGACTTCAGGATTATCTTCCTGTTGTGCTTAAACCGTGTCAGTACTCTCCGCTGGCTGGCGTTAAGCCTCATAATCTGCTTGATCGAGTTCTTATCCCGTATAGTGTAGAGGTTGTCCATTCGCCACAGCTTACTGCTAAGCTTAGTAGCGATAAACTCTTCTTGCTCTTCTGTCAGGTCTAGTTCCCGGTTGCTATACTCTTTCTCAAGCTTCTGGCGCTTGGCAGCATCTGCTGGTGTCTCGTCCACTTCTTCAGAGACGACGGTGAACGTATCCTCGGAGATCTCCGTATCGAAGTCAAGGACCTGGGCAGCTGCTATGGGAGATATATCAATCGGCTCAGGCTTAGCAGTCATCTACGAACCTTTCCGTCAGGTTGTTGATTAGAACGTTGATAGTAGTCGCAGGATTATGTTTCTCCTTGATAGAGCCTTCAATGTTAGTTACTACCGCCACCAAATCCTTAAACTCCTTAACCTCTAGGTAAGTAGGGTCTTCCATACACTCTATGGCGTGATCTAATGCTTTGACCTTGAAGTTAGTTATCTTGCTAGTTAGCATATGTTGCTCTGTAACTAAGTGTTGTTCTGGCTCTTCTGGGAGGTCCGGGGTTCCAGCTTGGTTAGATGTGTCGATGTCGGTGGTAGACTCTTCTTTCTTCTGCCAGGAGCTTGTGTCTACGTCGGGTGGAATCTTGTGCTTTAATCTTAGCTTCTCTAAAGATATTTCGGTATTCTCGTACTCTGCTTTGTAGGCTTTAAGTAGTAAGGGGTTCATGGGAGTCCTTATTATTTTAGTCCATTGTACCATATCTTAGTTTAAAGTTTTATTAAACTCCAACTTTAGTGGGTGGTCTCTGTTAAATAGTCTTGTAGAATGTGATGGAGTCTTCCAGATTCCGCAATCGATTGACTTTTAAAAGTTGTCGAATTTCGTAGAGGCTTCCAGAGATAAGATGCAAAAAGCGGATTGGCTCCTGGGGGGTATGACTAGGCTCGGAGACAGTGGTAGATGCTGAACTAATGAACAGGAACAGGGTTACCTGTCCTACCATATAGGCACGGTTCGTATAATTCTTTTGGCATCTACCAACACCACCGCACATTTATCCATTGACGGTACGAAGGTACGAACATGATAAAATCCTTTTTCAGGAATTTCTGTGATGTTGCCTACGGTTGTCATAAACACACCATTGTCTCCCGATTCGAATTCGATGGTATCACCTACCTTTAACATTATATCCGACATTTGTTATCCTTTATGTTTAATGTAGGTATATTATATCAGATCTGCGATCGAATGTCAACGGTATTCGAAGAAATTTAGTAAATTTATTTTTTAATTTTCTTTTAATAAAATCTCGGTATAATCACGCGCGCCTGTTTCCATTAATATATTAAGGCACCAAAAAGAATTACTAAATTTCTTTCGAAAACTATTGACATTCACTCAAAAGTCTGATAGAATTGCTACTGTAAAAAACAAAAGGAGACATTATGTCTAAATCAAACAAAATGAACAAATCACAAACCGCTGCCCTTGCTGCTGCTACAGTAGCTTCAATCCTCTCTGAGAACGCTGATCTATGTAAGAAGGACAAGGCTCCAGTACTGGCTGATCTACTCACTACTGCGCTACTTGCTAATATAGGACCTAAGACTGGTGGAGGAATCTCTAACAAGGTCAATGATGCTGGCGATGTATGGTGTAATTACTTTGAGGAATACCTACCTGCTGCAGACTTCAACCAGAAGCTTGGAAAACCTAATAAAGATGGTGACCGCGAGTACGTGTACAAAGCTAATTGTAAGGCTGCTGAGCAGATCATACGCAAGATCAAGAACATCAAGAAGAGATATCAAGATCAGCAGGTACAAGCTCTTGTAGCTAAGCATATTACTGCTGATGAGATGGAAGCTAATTTAGCTCATGTAGATGCAAGATATGCCGGCAAATTCCAGTCTCTGGCAGATGTGCCTGAATTGGCTGAAGTAATAGGTCTAACAGGGGAGGAGGCGTAATGTCTGCTCTCTACGACGTAGGTATACTGGTTAAGCCGATGATAGTAGGTAACGCTATGATGACAGTCCCTGGCAGAGATATCTTCTTCTATACCTCTGACAAGGAGTGGACTAAGAAAGCTAACTTCGGAGAGTACAAGCATGAGACATACTATACTCGTGACTCTGAGGCTGTCCTAATCCTGATGGCTAATGGGTACGCATATGACCTAGAAATTCACATGGAAGACGGCGAAGAGGTATACTTCTTCAAGACTATTAAACAATACTAGCCCTGCCTGATCTAATGATTAGGTGGGGCTTTTTAGCGCCATATTTAGTGGCACGCTGGCTGATCAGTGGCATTAGCTAATATAAGGCCGAATAAGGCACCTAGAAGCCGTTCAATCTGTTAACTAATGTTTACTATGCCCTGTATGATGTGACGGACTCTAGGCCTCTCTGGCTAATTCTAATGACTATGTCCTGAGTCGCATGAATTTTAGTATGTATTGTTAATTAGTTGTATGAGAATAATGAGGTTAATGAGATAAATGTAGTGTTATGAGGTCCTTTCAATTTTTTGAAGAAAAAGTTGTATGAATATAAACACCTCTATATGAGCTCATGGGCTCATTGGATTAGTTCAATGAGGTTAATGAGATTAATGAGATAAATAATGCAAATAATGCAAATATAAAGATATTTATAATTTAATACAAATTTAATAATAATATTGATATAATAGAAGTCAAATCAATCAGCAGTATGA